GTCGAGTACCTCTCGGCTGCGATCGCTGGTGGCTCGGCCTGGCACCAGATGCGCGAAGCAATCCGCGCAGCTGCGCCCGACGTCGTCACCACCGACACGCCTGGCATCCTGCCCACGCCGATCGTCGGACCGGTCTACAACAACTTTGTCGGCCGTCGCCCCGTCGTTGACGCAATCGGTGTCCGCGCCATGCCTGGCGGCGGCAAAGTGTTCATCCGTCCCGAAGTGACGACGCACACCAGCATCGGCGCAAGCCTTGCAGAAATGACCAACCAGTCGGGCACCCTCGTCGTGTTCAACAACCAGGTCACCAAGCAGATCTTCGGCGGCTACGTCAACGTTTCCGAAGCCGACCTTGACTGGACCGACCCCGCAGTGCTGTCGATCATCCTTGACGACATGGGCCGCATCTACGCCAACGCAACCGACAACTACGCAGCCGACCAGTTGGCCTCCGGTGCAACCGTCACCCAGAACTTCGCCAGCGCGTCGGGCGCAGATCCCGCCTACTGGGTTGAGTGGATCTACACCGCGGCGTCGACAATCCTGTCGTCCAGCAACGGCAACCTGCCCACGCACCTGTTCCTGGCACCCAACGTCTGGGCGTCGGTGTCGTCCCTTTCGGACACGGCAGACCGTCCGCTCTTCCCGATGGTTGGCCCGATGAACGCATTTGGCACCGCCGGCGCAAACAGCACCGACCAGCTCGCCTTCGGCCTGCGCGTCGTCGTGGACCGCAACTTCGCGGCCTCGACCGTCATCGTCGGTGACGCCTCGGGCTACGAAATCTTCGAGCAGCAGAAGGGCGCAATCAGCCTGGACGCACCGTCGACCCTCAGCCGCACGATCGCCTTCCGTGGCTACTTCGCGTCGCTGATGATCGACTCGTCGAAGTTCGTCAAGGCCGCGTTCGTCTGATCCTGACCCGCTGACCACCGAGGAGCTGCAACATGGCCGTCTTTACCCTCACTCACGCGATGAGGCTAAACGACTATGCCGTGTTGCAGACCTTGGAGGCCACCGAAATCGGGATCGGGCAGTCGATCACCGTCGCCGGCAGCACCGGCTTCAACGGCACATTCACTGTGCTTGCCGTGCCGGTGTACCGTTTCGCCGGCGTCGACGACGAAGGGGACTTCGTCTACGACTACGACGAAATCATCGAGAACCAGCTGCTTGTCGCGTCGTCGGGGGCCGATGTCGCCCGCGACACGATGGCCGGAACCGTGACCTGGACCGAAACGTGCACCTGGATTCTGGCAGCCGACGTTCTGTCGTGGCTAGGTATCTCCGTCGCAACTGCCAACGACACAACCTTCGTTGGGGTATGCACGGATGCCGCCAACGCTTGGGCCTACAAGGCACGGAAGATGGCTGGCTATCAAGGCGAGTCCCTCTCCACCGTGCCAAGTAGTGCCGTAAAACTCGGAACGATCATGTACGCCGGAGCCCTCTACCGTGAACGGGGCTCCGTTGATTCGTTCGCCTCATTTGGCGAACTTGGGGCACCCGCACCGGTCGGCTCAATGGGCCAGATCATGCGCCTACTCGGCATCCGCCGCAGTCAGGTGGCATAGGTGCCGGCGACAGGCATTTTCGCGGAGTCACGCACGGCAATCGTCACCGCACTGACGGCCCTGAACCTCGCACCGGTAACGGACCCGCGAAATGCCCGCCCCTTATCCGTACTCATCAACCCGCCGACGTTTGACTCGTTCACATACAACGTGGGTGACATCCGTTTCGAGCTGCTGATCCTCGCCGCGCCACCAGGCAACCAAGACGCCGAGGACTACCTCATCACGACCGCCGACACCATCATGGCCTCGACCACGCTCGCCGTCACCGGCGGCAGGCCCGTCTCCGTGACCGTCGGCGACCAACAAATACCCGCATACTCACTGACCGTCGCAATCGCGGCAAGGAGAAACTAGAAATGGCAACAACCACCTTCCTGTCAAACGCGACAGTCAACCTGACCGTCGGAATGACAAGCTATGACCTGTCCGACCAGTGCACCGCCTGCACCATCACGGCGGGTTACGACGCTCTGGAGGTCACTGCCTTCGGCGACACGGCGCACAAGTTCACCAAGGGCCTGCAAAACGTTGAAGTCACCCTCACCATGTTCAACAGCTACGGCTCGAACGAGGTCGAGGCCGCGCTGTACGACGCAGTCAACGTCGGCACCGCCACCCTGGTCATCAGCCCCAGCGGCACCACCGAATCGGCGACGAACCCCGAGTACACCATCACCGGTTGTATGTTGGCCGAGTTCACCCCGATCAACTCGACCGTCGGTGAGCTCTCCACCCAGGAAGTCACCTTCACTGGCGGCACCTGGGCCCGCGACATCGTCAGCCCGTAAATAAACCGACTCCAACCGTGCAAGGAGACAACTTATGAAAATCAGCATCAGCGTCGACACAGGCAGCGGCCCCACAGTGGTCACCACCACCCTGTTCAACGTCATCAGCTGGGAACGCAAATACAAGCGTCGAGCAGGCGACCTGGCCGCCGGCATCGGAGCCGAAGACCTGGCGTTTTTGGCCTACGAAGCCTCCAAGGCGGCTGGGATCACCGTCCCGCTCATGTTTGACGAATACGCGAAAACGATCGTCAGTTTGGACGTGCTCGGCACCGAAGATCAAAACCCTACGCCACCGGGAGCTACAGCCGCGGCCTAGCCGAACTGCTTGTAGCGACCGGATTCTGGCCGCCGAACATTCCGTTCGAGGCCCGAGACATGGCAACCGCAATCGACATCATCAACAAGCAGAGAAAGGCGAGCAAACGATGACGACAGTCCGCACAGAGTTTGTCGGTGCAGCTGACGCCATCAAAGCCCTCCGCCGCCTCGACCCCGACCTGCGCAAGCAGTTCACCAAGGATGTCAAACAGATCGCGCAGCCGATCGTCTCCGCCGCACAGAACGCCTACCCTGCCGAGTACCTGTCGGGCATGACCCGCAAATGGGCACCCCGAGGCCGCCAAATTTTGCCGTACAGCCAGAAAAAAGCGAAGTCTGGTGTCCAGGCCCGCGTCGACACAAAACGCGGCGCTACGGCCGTTATAGCGGTCGTGCAGCGCGACGCAGCCGCCACCATCATCGACATGGCTGGCAAACGCAACGCGAACCCGCTGGCAACGGCCCTTGACCGGTTCGGCCGGCCGTCCCGCGTCATGTGGCCCGCAGCCGAAAACAACCTGGACAAAGTCGAGAGAGAATTGTCGGCAGCTGTCAGCGATGTGATGCGCCTAACCAGTCAGGAGCTTCGCTAATGGCAATCAAAATTCCGCTGATCACCGAGTTCAACGACAAGGGCATCAAGTCAGCAATCAAGGAATTCAAGCAGCTTGAAACGGCTGGCGAAAAAGCCAGTTTTGCAATCAAGAAAGCCGCGGTGCCGGCGGCAGCTGCATTGGGCGGCCTGGCGGTCGCAGGTTTCCAAGCAGCCAAAGCGGCGATGGAGGACCAGAAGTCGTCGGCCGAATTGGCGCGTCAGCTCAAAATTTCGACGCAGGCAACCGATGCCCAGGTGGCGTCGACCGAGGCGTTGATTAGCAAAATGACGTTGGCGACCGGTGTCGCCGACACCGATCTTCGCAACGCGATGGCAACTTTGGCCCGCGGCATGGGGTCCGCCGAACTAGCACAACAAAACCTCAACCTTGCCCTCGACATCTCGGCGGCCACCGGCAAAGACCTAACCAGCGTCTCAGAAGCCCTCTCGAAGGCGTACAACGGCCAAACCGCAGCCCTGGCGAAGCTCGATCCGTCAATGCGCGGCCTGGTCAAGGAAGGCGCATCGTTCAACGAAATTGGCGCACTCATGGCCGACACATTTGGTGGCGCGGCAGCCACGGCCGCCGAAACCGCCGAAGGCAAATTCAAACGACTGAACGTCGCGTTCGGCGAAGCGCAAGAGCAAATTGGCGCGGCCCTCATCCCAGTGATCGAGGCATTCTTGCCGCTGCTTCAAAACGCCGCTAAATGGGTTAGCGAAAATACCGACGTCGTCAAAGTGTTGGCATTGGCAATCGGCGGCCTGTCAGTCGGCATCCTCGCCGTCAATACCGGCATGAAGCTCTACACCGCCGCAACCACGGCCGCAACCGCCGCACAGTGGCTGTTTAACACAGCCGTCGCCGCAAACCCAGTCGTTGCAATCGGTGTCGGCATCGCCGCAGCCACCGCCGCAATCGTCACGTTCCGCAAAGAAATACGCGGAGCATTTGACGAATTTGAGAGATTCACCAAAAAATTCGGTTTTCTTGGCCGCCTCGGCGGTGCGGCAGTCAAAGCCGCTAACCCGATCGCTGGCGTCGTCAAAGGCATCGCCGACATCGCCACAGGCATTTTCGGCAAAAGCGCAAACATCAGCCTCAACGGGCCGTCCATGTCCGCACCGACATTGGCAGCCGCGCCAGGCGCAGCACCGACCGTCGTCGTCAACGCCGGCGTCGGCGACCCCGTCGCCATCGGCCGCGAAGTCATAGCCGTGCTACGCCAATACCAGACCCGCACCGGCTCAATCCCGCTCAGGGCCGCCTGATGCCATACCCGACACCGAAAGTCTACATCGCCTTCGACGACGGCCCCTACGTCGTCAGCCCCACATGGACAGACGTCAGCTCATACGTCCTCGACCTCACAGTTGATCGCGGCCGCGACGACGACTACGGCCAATTCGTCGGCACCGCCACCGTCACGTTCAACAACAACGGCGGCCAGTTCAACCCGTTCAACACCACCGGCCCCTACTACAACAAGCTGCTTCCCAACCGGCAAATCAAGATCGAGGGCATCGCCAACGCGACCACCTACGGTGTGTTCCGCGGCTATGTCGCCGGCTGGCCGATGCAGTTCAGCGACGCAGGCTACGCAGCCACCGTCACCATCCAATGCTTCGACGCGCTGTCACTGCTCGCCCAAGAGCTGATTGACCCCGTGCCATCCGATACGTACATTCTCAGCCTGTCGCCGACAATGTTCTACAAATGCAACGAATCCATCACCACAGGCGCGTACCTGACTGTCAAGGATTACAGCGGCAACGGCTACGACATGACCGCGCAAAGCCCCAGCGGCGCAGTCCGATACCCAACAAACACCGCACCCTTGGCCGACGGCATCCCATACACGGGCCTCAACTTCAACAACAACGTCGTCACGACACGCAGCGGTTCGCCCACGTCAGGTTACGGCACGATGTCGGTCTGTTTGTGGTTCGTCAACCAGTTCAACAGCGCAGGTTCAGTTGACCACAATGCCGTTTTGGCACGCGGTACTGGGAACATCACCGTCGGCTTAGATTCGAGCAGCCGCGTACAAGTCACCGTCACGACTGCATTCGGCACAGGCTTTATTCGCCGCACCGATGCCGTGTGGAACTGGCAAACAGGCGAAGCACACCACATTTGTGTCACATTCACCGTGGGATCAGGCACCTGCGCAATTTACGTTGACGGGGCTGCCATGGCGACATCGAGCGGCGGCACAGGGTTTGGTAGTTCAGCGGACTATAAAATCGAACTTGGCAACGACATTTTCCAACAGGTTGCGGCATTCCCGACCGCCCTTTCAGCGGCTCAGGTCGCCAACATCTACGCCCTGTCCGCCAACCGCTACCCAGAAACAACTACCGTCCGCGCCAACCGCGTCGTCGACCGCACATCATTCCCCCCAGGACTCCGCAGCTTCACAAGCAGCCCCGCCGGCACCGTCTCCGAAGGCGGCATCGGCACAATGTCCGTCGCAACAGAACTGCAAAAAATCTCGTACTCGGAGGGCGGCAACCTCTACGTCAGCAAAACAGGCACCCTGACAATGACGAACCGCACCGCCAACATCACCGACACCACCGCCACCACCCCGCAGGCCACGTTCAACGACACTGGCACCGGCATCAAATACGGCGACCCCGTCTTGGTCTCGTATGACGCCGACGACATCATCAACGCCGTTACCGTCGACTACACCGGCGCAGCCAACCTCACCGTCACCGACAGCACCTCGATCACCGCCTACGGCCGCAAAGCCGCCAACTGGGACACCTACAACGCCCAATTCACCGACGCAAACGACGTCGCCACCACCTACTTGACCTACGGCGACCTAGCCAGGCCCAAACTGTCCCCAATCCAAGCCGGCGTCAACACCGCCGCAGCCGACTGGCAAACCCTGCTCGACCTAGAACTGCTAGAACGCGTCAAATTCACCATGACACCCAAGGTCGGCACCGCGTTCACCCAAAACCAGATCGTGCAAAAAATCCAGCACCGCGTTGTGCCTGGACGCTGGGACATGGCAATCACCGGCAGCGGCCGCTACGCCGCGTTTTTCGTACTTGACTATTCCGTCCTCGACGGACCCGACGTGCTCTACTAGGAGAACCATGGCAACACCGACATCACTTCCAGCATCGTTCTCAACCGGGGCCGTGTTGACAGCCGCTCAAATGAACGATCTGCGCGGCGCGTTCCGCATTTTGCAAGTCGTGGAAGGCTCAACAACAACAGAAGCAACAAACACCACAAGCACGTTCGCGGACACAAACCTGACGGCCACCATTACGCCCTCGTCAACTGCGAGCAAGGTGCTGGTTCTGGTTGACCAGTTAGGCGTCTATAAAACGGCTGGCAACGCTGAAAACCGTGTCGAGGTGCGAATTATGCGCGCCGCAACGCAAATCGCCAGCAGTGGCACGCTCCACCTGTACACCGGCACCGCGCTTATTCAAATCGGCAACTGTTCAATCGCAATTTTGGATAGTCCAGCGACTACGTCCGCAACCACGTACAAAACGCAGTTCCGCAACCCCAACAACACAGCGCAGGCACAAGTCCAAGCGGGCTCGGCGCGGTCTAGCATTATCCTCATGGAGGTTTCGGCATGATTAGCGATCACACAATTGTCGTCGCTCTGCGTAACCTTGGGTTTGATGACGGATGGGCCGCTAGTGAGGCCGACGGAATCACAATTTGGAATCGAACCGAAACACAGCCAACCGAGGCCGAATTAGTCGCGGCCGGATGGATCAAACCCGAACCTGCCGAGGAGGCACCCCAAGAATGACACGACGCACCGTCCTAGCGGCGGTGCTACTCACCGTGCTGGCTAGCAGCTGCAACAATAAAGTCTGGATCGACTGCACCACCACAACCGTGACGCGAACCAAAAACAAAGCCCTGAACTGGGAAGGCCCAGTACCAACCACACCCAACCTGGAGGCGCGCTCGACGTGCTAGACAAAATGAAACCGAACAGGCCGCCGTACACACCCGAGCAGCTGAACGCCCGCCTGCGTTTCTGGGTCGGCATCACCCTTGCCGGCACCTTGGTCCTGACAATGATCTCGGTATTCATCGCGCTCCTGTTCATCCCCCAGGGCCCGACCATGCCAGAGACCGACAAAGAGCTGCTCAACCTGATCTCCCCGATCGTGCTGTTCCTCTCAGGTACCCTGTCAGGCGTAATGATCTCCACCAGCAAAGGCCGCGACCTCGACGGCGACGGAAAGGCCGACCAATGATTACCTCCGCCCAATACGCGATCACAGACACAGCCGTCAAAATCCATGAGCAAACCGTCGGCCACAAAACCGTTCACGTGGCCCCGATCGGCAATACGACCGTCTACATGGGCGGCACCAACGCCGTCACCTCCAGCACCGGCTACGGCCTACAAAAAGCCCTCGGAGCGCACGACATCTATGTGGGCCCAGGCGACACCCTGTGGGCAGTCTGCTCCAGCGGCCAAACCGAAACCCTGACCGTGCTCGTCGCCGAATAGGAGCACCCATGGCAGTCAAAAAAGCAGCCAAAAAAGCCGCCGCGAAGCCCGCAGAAGCCCCTCAGGCGGCCGAGAAGCCCAAAAAGGCATCGAAGTATCCATACAAGAAACTTGTCGTTCCTGCGGCCCTACAGGCCGTCCCGAACGGCAAACTGTCCGGCAAAATGCTTCGCCCCGTCAAATGCGGCGGCCAAATGTGGGAAGGCGCAGCCGAAGCCTTCAACCGAATGTACGACCAGGCCATCCAGTCGGGCATCAAACTTCGCAACGTCGGCGACTACCGGTCCTACGAAGCGCAGCTGCAACTGTTTAAGCAGCGGTACTCGATCGAAGACACTGGCCGCGTTCCCAAGGTAACCCGCGAATGGGACGGCAAAACGTGGCTGTTGCGTAAAGGCATGAGCCCAAGTTCGACACCAGGCAAGTCCAACCACGGGCTCGGTTTGGCCATTGACCTCGACGTCACGACCGCAAAGGTTCTCGATTGGCTGTGCGTCAACGCGCCGGCATACGGGTTCTACCTGCAGTCCGACGACCCGTCGTCGCCAGAGTTTGAAGCCTGGCACTGGCAGTTCTGCGGGTAATCCACCACAAGCACACAGGCCCCGTGTAATGTCGACGGGGTCACTCCCGATCCCGACTGAAGGAGACCCAATGCAAGACGACCTTTTCGCCGCGTTTGCGGCCCGAGACGAAGCCATCGGCCGCGTCGAGCGCAACGCCAACGACGAGTGGAAACAAACCGCCGAAGCTGCGGTCATCCACATCGCCCGTATGCGCCCCACGTTCACAGCCGACGACGTCTGGTCACACCTGACGAAACACACCAGGTGCGAAACCCACGAACCGTCCGCGCTGGGCGCAATCTTCAACAAGCTGCGCCGCCAAGGCATCATTCGCCACACCGGCGAGTTCGTCATCTCCCGCCGTCAAACCCGCCACGCGGCACCGATCCGCGTCTGGACCGCCGCCTAGGAGGCCACCATGTCCGCCGAACAAAGGCCGCGCCGTTAGGCGCATCGCGGCAACCGTGCTCACCATCGCCGCATTATCCATCGCACAGCCGGCCGACGCCGCCGTCGGCCACGCCTGCAAACGCTACGTCGACCTCGCACGGCAGGTCGGCTGGCCCAAATCCGAACGCGCCAACCTGGCCCGCATCATGTGGCGCGAATCGCGGTGCACACCCTCAGCGCATAATCCCCGCGACCCGTGGGGAGGTTCGCACGGCCTGCTGCAGATCAACGGCAGCAACGTCGGCTGGGCGACCCGCATGGGCTACATCAACACCCGCAACGATCTAACCGACCCGAAGCGCAACCTGAAGGTCGGGCTAGAGCTCTGGAAGCTGTACGGCTGGCGGCCGTGGGGCACCAGATCATCAGTAACAACGCAAAACACACCAAACTAACACAGGAGCCCCGACATGACATTCAACCTGGACGATTACGAACCAGTAGCCACACGGCTAGCCCGATGGCTTGAACGTGACCCAAACGCAGACACCCGCGTCATCACCGACATGGTGCACCGCGGCGACGGTTGGTGCGTGTTCCGCGCCGAACTGTGGCTCGACGGCCACCTGATCGCCACCGGCTGGGCCGAGGAGCACGTCACCGACCGCGGCGTCAACTCAACCAGCCACGTCGAGAACTGCGAAACGTCAGCTGTGGGCCGCGCCCTCGCCAACGCAGGATTCGCCGGATCAGACCCCAGCAAGCGTGCCAGCCGCGAAGAAATGACCAAAGTGCAACGCATGGGCGGCCAACCCGCCCAATACGGCAACCGCCCATCGGGCCTCGCCACCGAAAAACAGCGGATCTACATTCACGACCTAGCCAAGAAATTGAAGCCGCCGATGGTCGTTGACATGCCGGCGGACCTGACCGCAACCGACGCAGCCAAACTGATTGAGTCGTTGAAGGCTGGCAAACTGCCCGCCGAATACGCGCCAGGCGACGAGGAGCCGTTCTGATGCTCGCCGGCTTCATCAAATTCGTGATCGCGGTCGGCATCGCCAGCTTCTGCTCGGTGCTGCTGGTCTACGCTTTCGACGACTGGTACCAAGACCTTGAACGGCGTCGCCGCGCCAGGTGGCGGGAAAAGCAGGGCCGCCGCTATGAATGACGCACCCTCACTGCCGTGGCCGTTCAAACCAGGCGACGTGCACCCGTACCTCAACGTTGAGATCGCCCCCAGCGAATACGTGACCGTCGTGCTTGCCGGCGATTACAAAAACCTGATCGCCGAATACCTGCAGCTCCGCGACGAATACCAGCGACTCACCCTGGCGGCCCAACAGCAGATCGAGGCGGCCCGAGCCGTCGTCGACGTTTGGATGCACTACGGCGGCCATGAAAGAGCGTGAGTTTCAAGACCAGGTCATCGCCATGGCGATCCTGTACGGCTGGAAAGTCCACCACGTCCGGCCAGGCATGACCCGCAACGGCGCATGGATGACCCACGTACAAGGCCACACAGGCTTCCCAGACCTCGTCATGGCCCACAAGACCAAAGGCATCATCTTCGCCGAACTGAAGGCCGATAAAGGCCGCTGCGAGGCAGACCAGATCGACTGGCTACGCACCCTCGACACCGCTGGTGCTGAGTGCTACGTCTGGCGGCCAGCCGACTGGCACTTCATACAAACCCGACTACTGAAAGGCCCCGACACAAATGACCATCGTCCGAACACCACGGATCGAGCGTGACTTCACAATCCTGCCCAACAGGGCACTCCGAGACCCCCACCTGTCCTATAGGGCCCGAGGCGTCCTCGCCTACGTCCTGTCGATGCCGGATAACTGGCGCACCAGCGCAGAAACACTCAGCCGCCAAGGCCTTGAAGGCCGCGACGCGATCCGAGCAGCGATCAACGAACTGATCGTCGCCGGCTACGCCCGCCGCGTCAAAGCCCAAGACGAACGCGGCCGCTTCACCACAGAGCTGCATTTCTACGACTACCCCAGGCGTGTGAATAGCCTGTGGAAAATGAGGGGAAAACAAGAACCACCGACGACGGAAAACCAGCCGTCGGAAAACCAGTCGTCTAAAGAAGAACAGATACCAAGTACGTTAAAAGAATCAGAGAGTGTCTTAGGGAGTGAACCCAAACTCTGTGGATACTGCTACGGCAACGGCCACATCCTTGACGGCTTCGGCGGCCTACCCATGATCTGCCCAGACTGCAAAGGCGACGGGATCAGTCGTGGCTGACCACCGGCGCAAAGACCTCGACAACGCGGCCTACCGCACAGCCAGAGCAGAGTTCCTCCAACACCACGACGTCTGCCACTGGTGCAGACGCGCCAAAGCCACCACCATCGACCACCTCGTCGAAGTCGACCGAGGCATTGACCCAACAGACCAAACCAACTGGGTCGGTGCCTGCCACAAATGC